TTATGTTAAAGAAGAATGGGACTAAATTTACAATAAATTATATCAAACAGAGTAGATTGTTAATAACAAGATACTTATGTAAGAAAAGAATTTATCGTAATGACCATTTTATTTCAACCAAGAAGGGATTTCCAACCAAGTTTTACTTTCTTAAAGAATATATTGATTCAGGTAATATCAATAAGATTAAGTTTGCACTTACTCTTATGAATATTTCAAGAACAATTACTCTCAAAAAGAAAGATAAGATAATTGTTGATACTTCATCAATCACTAACCCATCTAAAAGTAAAGTATTTTATACTATACCTGGATGATTTATTGAGAAATGAATTACTGACAACGATCTAAAACTTGTACAACCCAAGTATACTGTCTTAGATTTCTTCATTTCTCTTAAAATGGGACCTCATGGTCCTTCCATATTATCAATGTTAGAGACAGTCAAATGATTGACTGCCCAACAATTGAGAAGTATGCAGATTTTAATTGATAATGATGAATTCTTCGTCAAATATATTGGGAAGTTATACTCTTTCGTTAAACACAATACTTTCAGGATACCTAGAGGTAGTTCACTTTTTGATATTGATCAAAAAGAAGAGAACTACCCAGGAATAACTGGGCGTATTGGTTTAATCCAGGATCCCGAGTATAAAATGAGATTAATAGCCATTCTTGACTATTTGTCTCAGGTTATATTAAAGCCGATACACACTCAACTCCTTTCATTATTGAGAGGATTAGAATGTGATCGGACTTTTACTCAAGATCCCAAGAAAGATTGAGTAGGTATTGGAAAATTCCATTCTCTTGATCTTAGCTCAGCTACTGACCGTTTTCCTATAGTTCTCCAACAGAAGTTACTACAATTTCTTTTTGTTCCTGAAAAGAAACATAAATTGATTGGTAGTTACTGATTTGCTGAATCATGGAAAAATTTGCTTTCCAATCGTGAATTCTCTTATAAGGGTGAAATGCTGCGTTATGCAGTAGGTCAACCTATGGGAGGATATACGAGTTGGGCTGCGTTCACACTTACGCACCATCTAGTTGTTGCTTGGGCTTCCTACTGTGTATACGGTAAGGAGCACAAGTTCAACAATTATATAATTCTTGGTGATGACATCGTTATAAAAGACGATAAAGTCGCAAAGAGTTATACTAGGATAATGCATAAGTTGGGTGTTTCTATTTCTCCTCACAAAACACATGTATCAAAGGATACATATGAATTTGCTAAGAGGTGGATTAGATACACAGACGGTAAGTTCTACGAACTTAGCCCTCTGCCACTTAAAGGTTTAGCCCTTAATATAAAAAATCCATTTATAGTTTTCACTATATTTTTTGATTATTTTATAATTAAAGGAAACTTATGTTTGGTAAGAGGAAGTCTACGTAACTTGATTGGGAAATTGTACCAAGGAATAACTTTCAAAGAGAAAGGACAAAAGGATCTGAATTTCAGGATCCCTTATCTTCTCTCTAGATTGAAACTCCTTGATTTCGGTATGAGATATTCATTAGGATTGAATACTTATGACTCAACAAGAAGAATCTTGTGTGAGTACAGTATTAAATCCGACTGATATCAAATACCAGGGATTAGTACAATCCATTTGGAAACCAAACGGGTACTTTGTGAGAGTGTTAAACTTTCTGTAAAGGACGGTATGAATTCCATCTCTAAACTAACTGACCAAGTATTAAAATACTTTAGTCTCTTAGATATTAAAGATTGAAATATCATAGGGTCTTTTCCTTTATTCTATGCAATAGTAAACTATTGCAGGAGGGTTGAGGAATTGACAAATTCATATACTGAAGATACATTCGATCTTTTCGAACTATCTAAAGAAGTGAATTTCCTTGATTTTAGCGAACTCG